CCATGCCCAACGTGAAGTCATTTTACCTCTCGCGTCTCTAACGTACTGTTTTGATGATGGTTTTAATTTAGGTGCCATATTATAAATTTTATTGATAGTAATACATATGTATATCCCTTTATAAATGCACAAATATAAGTATATACTATTCGGGGGTGTAGATACGTGTTCGAGCTGTTAATCACCCTACACCCTATTTTTAGGCATACACGCATATATGGATATTAACGCGCGTGGTATTAGATATATATTACGTATGCGGTATGGCGGTGCGATTATAGTAATACAGTAGTACCCAGTATAAAATATGTAGGTAGTAAGTACCACGTATAGGAATGTCACCGCGGTAAACATCACCACGGCGAACTTTAATATATTATTATTTCTGGTATGTTATCTAATGTGAATATTTGAATGTAGATACAACTACATTATCCACACCAAATTCATTAATGGCATCTTGTTCACGCTTATTCATTTCATCTTGATTGGATGTGCTGAATATCGTTTCTAATCCAAACATCCCATTTTCTACCTTTAAATATAACATAACCTTTATTTAGTATTGCAACTTCATTATTACAACATGGTAAATATACGACCCCCCACTCACGTAGCCAAATTTATTCATGGTTATTTTAAATGAATTGTATTATCCTCCATTATATTAATGTTTCAATGTTAATAATTCAATATAATAGAAATGTTCATTGGTGTACATTGTGATATCTGCAATTGTTCACAAGTATATATTGTTCGAGTCGAAATAGGTTGGCTTGCGCCATGCATAGGTTAACACCAACCCCATTTCATCTCATATACCACCCATACCTTAGATCACATACTAATGTAGAACAGTACCCAATTAATGTACTTCAGTACCCATTGAACATATTTTGATTATGGTTGGTCACACTTGATGGTTGCTTCAGTACCCTATTGTGTAGAACAGTACCCCATTGTGTAGAACAGTACCCTAAGTGGTTACTCAGGTACCCTATTTGTATACTTATCTAATAACAATCTAACTAACCCACCAAATTCCATATTATTAGGTTTGTCGTTACTTAATTGCAGCAGCATATTTACTAATACTCGTTCATTCATTGTTTATTTATTGTTTATCAACGTTGTTTAATTATTGTTTAACACCAATCGATACATTCTATATTTCCAGAGCCGCACATGTTTAACTACGCTGTTTTGCACGCTGTTTATTACCAGGCTTCCTAGCTTTAGCTACACGGTCTCCAATACCCATAGAATTTGTTGTTAATACATGTTTTATTTGTTGGTACGATTTATTACTAGCCATATTTATATTTATTTAATTTATTATGTTATTATTATCTGATTTATCCGGTTTTGATTCGTTACAAGCCCCACACGTATCTCTATAATGAGCATTCCATGCTCCGCAACCACAAGTCCATATTTTATCTACAAGGTTATTCATAGAATTTTGCTTTATACTATGCTAACTCCCATTTAAACAGATCTCGGTTACGTTGATACTGTTTCATTGTCCATTCTATATCATCTGTTTTCACGTTGAATGTATAAGATTCTTTAGCAATGCCCTTAGAGTCTTCAACAGGCTTCACTATTACTCTATACCAAATTTTATCTCCATTATTCTTTGGTTTTGGTTCTCTCGGTTCCTCAATTATTTTTCTTCTAAACATATTATATATACGTATTAATTGTTAATGGTGTGTAATAAAGAGCTTTGTTTATCTCTTTTTGTTATTAATTAAATTTGTCTTTAGGGTCAATATTGTCTTCAATAAATAAATATTCCTTTTCATAATACTTCTCATATAGCATTTCATCATGTTGTAAACAACTTTTGCATATTATTCTTAATTCTATTCTATTTAGTAACTCATCATATAACATTAATTTTGCTTCAAATGTAGAATTTAAATTTAAATTACTCCAATCCGAATGTATACCCCATATTTTATCTCTATCATATGAATTAATTTCTTGTTCTAATTCTTCTAATATAGGTGTTTCCGCTACTTGAGTAGGTTCATTACTTGTTTTTTTACCACACCATTCACAATATATTTTTTTCTTGCTCATATTAATCTGCTATTATAGCATCCTCTATTTCTTTTAATATTATTAATTTATTGTGTTGTTGTACTACTCTGTTTGCTTTAAGATTATGAACATACATCCCTAATATTTTTTGATTTATACCCCCATTTGATTCCATAAACACACTAGAATTTATTTCACTCACTATCTCATAATTTTCCCCTTGGTGATTAAATATATTACAATGCACACTCATTTATAAAAGAGTTTCATCTACAATTAGTACTCCTGTATTGTTAGTTGGTATATGATATTTGAATTCATATTTATCAAGTACTTCTCTAATAATAGTGTTTTGCATTAGTATTGATTTTCCTGTAATTATCTCAACTGTATTTTCTTTATATATTTGGTTCATAATTAACTCATTTTCAACCCTTAAAACGGCTTGTTTATAAGTTAAACCATGTAAATCTATTTTCATATTTCTTCTAAATGTTTGTATTTTTTATAAACTTGTCTAAATATTTCATCTTTAAATTTTGTTGAAGACCAACCATGGTCTCTATTTAAATAATGTATAGGAATGTCTAAATCATAACCTGTATAATCCGTTCTTCCTTTATAATCATCACCTAAAAATCTAACGTTAGGTCTTATTGCTATTAATAAATTATAAAATTCATCTTCTGTATTATAATATTCAATTCTATCTATTTGTTTTAATGATAATAGTATATTTTTCCTTTCTTTTAATGTTAATATAGGTTTCATTTTATTAGGACGTTCTATAGTAGGATCACCTTGAAGACAAACATAAACTTCTTTACATATGCTTTTCATTGTATTAAACATTTCTATATATCCTGGATGTATAACATCAAAGTTTCCTGCTATAATTCCTATATTATATAATTTAATTATTCTATTTTCCATAATATTTGAACACATATTAATATAAAACTTAAAATTAAACTAATTAATGTTTTTATATTTATTCCTTCTTTAAAAAATATTTCAACAAATATAGCATATATTATTATACCAATAGCAAACCCTACAAACCTAGCAGGCCATAATAAACCGTTAAATGACTCAACTGTATGTTTTGTCCCCCAAATATAAAAAAATGATATAATTAACCCAGCACATGCTAGTATAAACTCATTATTTTTAAACCAATCCCATTTAAATTGACCATTTAATTGAAACCATACTAAGGTATGTCCTATTATAAAAAAGAAAATACCTAATAATAAACTTTCTACCTTTACCATACCAATTCAACAATTAATGCTATTACTGATAATATTGCTAATATAACTGAAGCGCATATTATTACTTTCATTGATTCTGTTTCTCTTTTAGGAGATCGTCCTTGATTAGACCTGTATTGTCTTATTTTTTTATCTTCCATATTGTTTATTATAAATTTCTCTTTCATTATCACCTTCACCATAATCATAAATTATAGTTAAAAATAATGTTCTAAATATTATACTAACCCATGGAGTATCTTCTTCCCAATCATAAAAATCTATACTAATCCCAAATACAAACCCATCATGAGGCATTCTAACGTTAAATTTTAACCCAAACCATTTGCTCATAGTAATAAATTTTTATTTTCTAAAAACATCCAAAAACGCTCTAACCATAAGTTAATTCGAACATCTTCAATTAAATCCTCTCCCTTCATATCCTCATAAATCTTTTTATCTGTAACATAGGCTATACCCATGTCGCAATAATCTCTAGCTTTATCTCGTTCCCCTAATTTAATAAATTCTTTTGCCTTATCCAAACAATTATGAAGGATTTGTCTTTCTACTTTTGCCATATCTTATTTATTTTTTCTGGTGTTATTTGTACTAATGTACGGTTCATTTTTATTAATATATTACCATTATTATGGATACCAAAACATTTTTTACGTCTATCATCGTAAGTAATCCAATCTCCCTGTTTAATCATATCAATGTGTTTAAAGTTTTCATATTATTAACTAAATTTTTAACATTAGCACATTTTTCATATTCCTCAGTTGATTCAAAATATTCAAGTAAATCATTTGCCATTTCTAATTCAGTTATCTCTGGATCTGGGATGAATATCATATCTTCTATTTCATCACTATCATTAGGTTCGAATGGTTTATCTTTACCTAATAACATATTATAACCAACGTTCATTGCTTTATCTAATAATTCTAGTTCTTTCATATTAAAATGGTAATGGTTCGTTAGACATATCTTTAGGTGTAAATGTTACATCATCAAATTTACGATAATATGTTGAGGCAAATGGTTGCTCTCCTATCTCAGTAACTTTAATATGATCAGAATGACGTCTATTATCTATTGATAATCTTAAATCATTAGCACGTTTTCTGGCCATATAATCATTATCAGCATAAACATACATTTCCATCTTAACTACGTATCTTTTATTTTCTCTACTCATAATATTATATGTATAAACCTGTTAAATCGTTAATCCCACTATTGTTTACTTTGGTAACTTTATCATCACCATTTACTGACATTCCAATCCCATCAGTATCTATTTGATATTTATTCATACCTAAATAGGCAATTAGTTTAGCTGGACGATTAACCAACACACCATTATGAGTTAGTCCTTCCATATAAAATACATCGTTTACTTTTAAATCACTTACTGTCATAACCTTTATTTTTATTATTATTATTATGCCGTGAATATACGACCTTTCTTTAACGTAACCAAATTTTTACGCATACATTTTTATTTAATGTCATAAACCCCATGTTCAATCTCATTTAATAATCCTTTTACTTGTGTTTTAGCTTCATGAGGTTGTCTCATGTTTAGTAAACTAAGCACTTCATTTAATCTACTTAAAATAATTTCTTTATCCATTATGAAAGTGTTTTAATTAATTGGTTAATATCTTCTCTCGATTGCCATCCTTTAACATCACCTAAATGATCTCCAACTGTATTAAATACTAATACTTCAAATGTAGAAACTTCATTTGGTTTTTTGACAGCTGCTCTAGGTAAACTGTATAAACTAGGACCAGCTACTACTGATAATTCTATTCCATTATCTAGCATTAATAATCCTTGTAATCCACCCTTAACAACTCTATGTTTTTTGAATGTAATGTCTTTAAATGTTTTCATAACCTTAATTGTTTTTGTACTTATTAATATACCGTGAATATACGAAAAAAAAATCGCGTATCCAAATAGATACGCGATTACTTTTAAATGTATTTAACTTCTATTGATAATCTTTCATAAAACGACCAAAATGTTCTTGTAATGATTTATCAGCAACATAATTTTTAAAATCTTCAACATAACCATCTACATCATCAAATTTATCATCCTCTTTTTTAACTGATGCCATATATTGTTTGATTTCTGAATCTGTTGCTTTAGCATCATCCTTTAATGCCTTAATAATATCTTTCATTGGTACTTCAGATTTATCATCCATTTCTTTTATTTCTACATCTTCATATTCTTCAAATTGTGATGCATATTTACCTAATACACCCCTAGCTTCTCCTGAGTCAAGACCAAATTCGGTCATTATATATTCTTTATCCATAAAATCCTTCCCAGCTCTTCTAATTAAATCTAAATAAGCATACATACCATCATAATCCATATCCATATCTTCCTTAAATCTCATCTTTTCAGTTTCTTCTTCTGTTGGAGAATCATCTTTATCTCCGTCTTCATTACCATATCCTTCTTCCATACCTGCTAATTTATCACCTTGTCTTTCAAATGAATCATAATGTTGACCTAATTCATATGCCAAATGAGAAACAATATCATTAATATCAAATTCATCCTCTTCAAGTACATCTTGGATTAAATCCATCCCCATATCTAAGAATTTATTCTTCATACCCACATTAAGTAAACCTTCAATACGTTGTGATACTTCTAAATCCATTTCTCTTAACATTCCCATAGATTTTTTAGCATCTTTTTCAATATTAACCTTTTCTTTATCCATTAATGCCTTAATTCTTTTAAGTTTATCTTGGTCATCAGAAGTTAACATATCGTAACGTTCTTTTTCTTCAGGGGATAAATCATCTTTAAATGATTCAAAAATATCCATTAATTTATATCTACTCATGTTATTATTTTTTACTTTTAATAGGTTTTTTCTTTTTATAAGATTTTTTTCCTTTATAAGGTTTTTTCATTGATTTTTCTTCGTGTTCTTTAGCTAACTTAACTAAAGGATCTCTATCTGGGTTTTTTTCGTAAAAAGGATCATCTTTTTTGACAATAGATTTTCCTTTCTTAGCTGGTTTATTGGCAGCAGGTTTAGCAAGTAATTTAAACTTGTAAACAGCAACACCCCCACCTAAAATTAATAACCCAATAATAATTAAAATTGTATCCATAATAAATTTGATTTAAATATTTTGTTATAAATATATAAAGATTAAGCTAGATTATATTTTTGCTTATATTTGCCTATAAATGACTTACCAGCCCCAACTTCTAACCACTCAGCTATTTCAGGTATGCCTGGGATTCTTTTAGCTGAAAAAACATAATCAATATTTTTATTAATTACCTTCATTTTAACCTTAGCATTTGAACGGTTTGATGTTTTAAATACTACTATTGTAGACATATTCTTATGATACATTCGTTGATCAATTAAGGGTTTAGGTTGTTTATAACCTTTAGTTTCCCAATGTTCAGTTTTATAAGGACCGTTTTCAAATTTATTCCTATCATAATGCCAAACTGATTTACCTCCTAATTCGGGTTTTGATGGTACTTCAAAAGTTTCTTGTGTATACTTTTGCCAGGGTATTGCTGGTTGTTCTGATGGTCTACCTCTACTTTCTGCCATTATGTTTTCCTCTTTTAGTTTTGTATTCAGTTTCATATAGTTTAGGTGAAGGCATGCCTGAATAATGACACCATTCCTCCTCTTTAACCTTAGCTTTTTCAGCTATTATTTTTCTATAAGTTGGGGATTGTAATTCACACCCATTATATGCTCGTTTCATATTCCTAATAATATTAAAATTAATAAAATTGAACATACAGTTAAACCTACTTTGTCAATTTTTTTTAAACTATTGTACCACTTTTTCATTCCCATAAAATTTATTTAATAATTGTTCTTTAACTTCTTTACTAATTTCATTAATTTGATATAATTTTTCTATAAGCTCTCTCATAACTGTTTATAATTAAAATTCTGATTAAAATTTTTATCTTCATATTTTAGGAATAAGGATAAAAATAATGATTTTTTCCTTGGTTTTCCTAGTTTAGTTAAAATAGGATCACTAAATACTAATCTAAGTGATTTTGATTTTCTGCCTGGTAGAGTATTTTCTTTAATAAATTTACTAATTACCTTAGAAGGAATTGTAGCTACTCTTTTTTCATTGAAATGAAGTATAGCTAAATAATCATAACCACCTTCTTTTTTAGAGTGAATATAAGGCACATAATTACCTTCTGATTCATAAGACATTGATTTAATTTCAATCTTATTATCATCTTTGTCAGTAGCATCATATCCTTTTTCGTTACCTATATCTCCATTTTTTAACCAACCATAATGATTCATTAAAATAAATTCAGCCGTATGACCAACTGAACTTGCAACTTGGTTAACATCCATTGTTTCTAATACAACATGGGCATATGGTTTTAGCATTCTTCTTGTTTCAGATAACATAATTATTTATTTACTTTTTTTTCTAATAATTTTATATGCTTACATTTACCATCTAATGCTCTCCATCTACCAGGACAATCACAATAAAACTTACCACTATTAGGATAAAATGTGGTAGTATAAATTTTATTACTACTTGAACTTGGAGACTTTACAATAATATTTTGTTTTTGCTCTTTAACTTTTATTTTAGGTTTTAACCAATTAATATCATTTAAAGTAGTACCTTCAATTACTTCTTGCCATAAGGGCATTAAATAAGTTTTACTATCAATTTTTGCTATTGTTGGTAATGTATGACCCTCATAATCATATTTGAAAAGTTTAAATCCTATAAATGGACCAAATCCACTTGGATTAATACTTAGGTTGGATTTTTCTTGAAAAAACCTACGAGTTCTAATATTACCGTGTTTATTTAAATTGGAAAATTCTACTATGGGCATAACCTTTATTTTTAATTATCCGTGAATATACGAACAATTCTTTGGGGAGCCTAATTTTTTATGCATTATTTTTTATTAAGCCCAATATATATCCTTTTTTTTATTTTGTTTCATTTCTAAATCCAGAGAAAGAGCAAAACATAAATCTCTTAATCTATTTGATTTTATTACTAATTCAAAATCTTTATCGCTCATGCTATTAAAAACATCTACTGGTGTTAAATTATTCATACGATTATAAATATAATTTATATGTCTAAATAATATCCATTAAACTTAACTAAGTAACTTGTTAAATCTACTCCATTTCCATCAGTATATTTCTTACCATTTCTTACCCATTTACGAACAGTACCAGCTCCTACTAAATGAGCTGCTGCCAATAATCCTGATTCAGTAACTAATATTCCGTTCACCAACTTTCCATCATACTTTTTAATCTGTCTTCTTAAAGTATGTTTATTAGCTTTTAAGAGTTTAAGCATAGCTTCTTCTTGAAGAATAGGGTTATTAAGAAATTCATTTTTAGTCACTTTGTAACCTAAATCTTTTAAAGTTTGGGGACCAAATTGATATGCCCCCATATACCCATACTGATTAACTATATGGTATCTATTACTTGATTCTCTTTCAGCCATATCATATAAAAAAGTATCTAAATTATATACCTTTATATACTTTGGAGCTTCTATAACAGGTTCTGGAAGTGGAGCTATCTCAGCTATCTTCAATTCACTAGCTATAATATAATTCCTATGCATCATATAGCCAAAAGATGATAGCATAAAAACAAATAAAACAAAAGCAAAGCCTAGTACGAATTCAATATTATCTATTTTTTTCATATTAAAAATTTTTTAAAAAATCTCCTTTAATTGGTTTAGATTTTAACTGTTGAGCTTTTTCATCATTGCTTAACATTTTATCCGTTAACCTTTCTAAGTGTTTACTTTTTTGTTTATCATAATCACGAGTAATTTTATGATATTTTTTATTTAATAATTTTATTTTTTTCATATTAGAAATAGTCACTTATATTAATATCTTTATTTTTAGCTTCTTTTAATGCTTTTTTAGCTATTTCTAAAGGTACTACATACTGTTTTGATTGATATTCAAAAAATTTATGTTTATTTAAATCCATTATATTCTACTAATATATTGATTAACATCATCCTCCTCAGCATCTCCTAATCCTAGTTCTTTTAAACGTTGAAGGTGATAATCATCTACTTCCCATTCAATTTTTTCACTAGTGCCACTATGTTCTTGTTGGGTTTCAATTTGTTTTTCATCTTGTTTATTAAAGATGTCTCCAACAGTTAAAAAATAATGGTTATAACAAAGTAATTGAACATTATCCAAAGAATAATTATTACTATTTTTATCCCTAAAATGAAGCAATAGGGGCATCCTATAATCTAATACTCTACGCTCTTTAAAACTACACATGGAACATTCCTCTAATAAATATCCCTCTTCTATCATTTTATACTTAAGTTTATTTGGATTAAATGAAGAAGCTGCAATTCTACCTTCAATTATTTCAAGCATAGATGGTTCTTTTTTACTTCCTTTTAAAAATTTAGGAATACCTTTACCTGATTGGTTTTTATGAGATTCAAATAGTTTATACATTTTAGCATATCTTTTATAATGTGTATAAGAAACATGTAAATACCTAGCAGCACTCATATTAGAATTAGTTTTTGATTGAGCTGCTACTATTTGTTCTTTAGATAAAGGTTTAGGTCTAGGCAAAACTAATAATCTTTATTAAGAGTATTATTGATAATTCTAAAAGGACCTTGTAAATCCCTATCTTCATCTACTGGTATTTTTTTACTATCACCTATTGTTTTTGCTAATAATTCTTCTTGTTCTGTATGTTTAAAATATTCTTCTTCATCCATAATAACAGTTTCAGTCCATGTGTGATCACCTTCTCCTCTTAATACGGGAATACCACGTTTTGTACCTACTAAATTTTTAGTTTCTGAACATGTAACACAAAAATTGTACCCAAATTTAATTAATCTTAATTCAGGCATATCTTCACCACACGATCTACAGTTTATCATTTTTAATTTCATATGCGTATTTGGTTTTTTTAATGTCTGTAACATAAATATATAATTTTATTTTTATTTTGATGGTTGGTTATTAAATCTTTCTAATAATTCATCTGCACTTTCACTTATAACATCAAATTTTTTGTGAAATCTTTCTTTATCTAACTCACCACTATATCCTAAAGTAAAACTAACTTCACTACCTGATTCAAATTTAACTTTAATAATTGGAAATGAAGTATACGATCCTCTATAATAATCAGTACTACTACAAACAACTGCTTTAGGATATAATTTCTTATACTTAGCAATTATTTTACCTACTGCTATTTTTTCTGCTTTATTTCTAGATAATTCAGATACTTTTCTAACATTATATCCTTTAAGTCTAGTTAATAATGAACTTGGCTTATAATATCTATATTGGTCAGTAACAGTAGTACACATTAATTTATCACCATCTCTATCTACACTAGCATTACGTTTTATTATTTTACCTTCATGAATACAATTAGTAATAAGTGAAACACCACCTACAGCATTCATATAAGTAACTTCATGCTCATAATTAGTATTATTATAAGAATAACCAAACTCTCTCTTACTAGTAACTTCAAAAACTTTAAAAGTAGTTTTAAAATCTTTACCATATTCAAAACCAGCTTCTTCTAATAGTCTTAATACAGCATTACATTCTTCTTGATTGTTAACTGCTCTTTTAGCTTGATTTTCAACCCAAGTAGCAATTTCTTGCTCTTGCTCCGTTGTTAATACTACTCCATGAAATAAATCTAATTGTTTGTTTGAATTTGACATAACCTTTATTGTTTTTACTTATTAATATACCGTGAATATACGAACTCTTACTCGGGTAACCAAATATTTGCGCGGGAATCTTTAAAGAAAGCCCGCGGGGCTAAGTTGTTAAGTAGTAGATTGAAACCACATACAATTAAGATTAGTGGATTGTGTTTTACACCTTTTTGGATCTTTTACCTGGACTTCTCACACCAGCTTTGACCTTAACTAACTTGGTGTGAATATACGACCCTTATCTGCGGTAGCCTAATTTATTTAAATAAATATTTACTAGTATCAAATAAATATTGTGACCCTTCTATGTGTTTTTTATTTATGTCTATTAATTCTTTTATTTTAATATCAAAACATCCTATATTATAACTTCCTTTAGGATTTTTTTGTTCTTTTAATAAATTATTAAAAATTTGATTTGATTGTTTAATAAATTGATTAGTAATAGGAGCATTAAAGTTTTTAGACAATTCACTCATATCTGTTTTAATTATAATATCATCATCTTTATTATAATCTTGTAATAACACAAACCTATCTTTTAAATTATTGCTTTGATTAAAACGATGTTTTACTTCATCCCATTTGCTATTATCATAACCCCATCTATAGTTACTATAATAATAATAGTTAAAATTGACTTTTCGGTACAATTCTGTTAAAACATCTTTATCATTAATTATTATTTTTTCAAAATAGGGCTCAATAGCTTCTAATATAGGAAAAAGTGGAACACTATCAATATTAATAATTAATGATGAGTTATATTTAGGTAAATAATGATGACCAAAAAATCCCCATTTTCTAATAAATCTTTTTAATTCTTCCTGATCAGCTAAGGTTTGCCATTCATTATTTATTTTAACTTTTTCATTATCATTTTTGTACCAATCCTTCCCTCTTGATGAAACACAAGTATAATGGTAAACATGAGCATTCCAAGTTTCTAGAGCATCTAATTTAGTTGCTCCTATTCTAATAATAAAATCTGAATCCTCTCTAGAACATCTAAATCTAGTATCAAATCCTCCTAATGTTTTAAAATAAGTTTCTTTATACATCCCAAAAGGAGCAAAATGACCCCAAATCATTGGTCTATTTTCTTTTTGTAATTCCTTAGAAAACTTAATGAATTCTTTATACTGAAATTCCTCAGGGGTTAATCCAAAACTTTTTGTGATTTTTTCTGGTGATTCTGGATGTACAGGAGGTTCTATTCTTGCTATAGTAATTATAGCATTTTTATTTTTATTTAATGCCTCTAAAAAATAATAATCAAATTTATTTCCGGCTACCATATCGGCTTGTAAGTATACAACCACATCATTTGTAGCATGAGAAAATAAAATAGAAATGTTTCTTTGGTATCCTATTCTATCATCTTCATTTTTATAAACTTTAATATTAGGTTTATCTTTTCTATATTCTAAAAATGCTTCAAATTGATTTTGATTATCTGAATCTATTAATATTAATACTTCATGTTTTTCAAATTCAGTATTATCTACTAAACTATCTAACAGTCCTAGTACATAATTTTTTTCATTTTTAGCAGCGGTAATACAAAAACTAATAGGTTGCATAATATGTTTTTTTAATTCCCTCTTTTAATCCTATTAAAGGAATATTTATTTTTTCTTGGTAAGGGCTAATATATGGTTCACCCTCACTTTTATTCTCCAATATAATATCACATTTATGGGAATCCAAATTATTTATAATTTCTGCTATTTCATATAGACTACAGGTATTATAATAAGAAGCATTTATATTTTTTATTTTAGGGTTTTGTATTATGTAATGTATTAAGGAAACAAAATCATCTATATAAAAAAAGTCCATTAACTTATTTTGGTGGATAATTAATGGTTTTTTATTTTTATATCTTTCAATATTGGATTTTATAAATCTAGTATCCTTTTCATTTTCACTAAATATACCAAACGATAAAATATTATTAAATTTGGGTTCATTTTGTATAATTTTGTGGATGATATTTTTACTTAACCCATAAGGTTCAGTTGGTTTACCCAATTCAGCTCCCGAACTTAAATTAATAAATTGTGAATAATTATCTTGGTTAGATAATAAATTATAAAACATAGAAATGTTATTATAAAATACTTTACTATCCTCTTTTTCTAATCTATGCCCTCCAGTAATAGCAGTATGAATTACTACATCAAAATATTTATTTTTAAAAAATTTATTAGTAAGTTCTCTATCACTTAAATCAAAATCATCTCTTCCAATACTAGTAATATGGTGTAAGCCTTTTAGTTTATTAGTTAAATTTTTACCTATATAACCATTTTTTCCTGTAATTAATATTTTCATTTATTTTTTAAGTTGTTGTGCTACCTCTAATATTAAATCTTCTTGCCCTGCTACTAATTTTCTATTACCTAATTCAAATATAAGGGAAGAATATTCAATGTCATTTAATTTAGAAGCTTTAATGATTGGTCTCTCAAAACCAGAAAATAATTTATTTAACCCAGTTAACACATTTACAGGATTAATAGTTGGAATCTTAGGTACTAAATAATCTGTTACTTTATCAGCTTCAATTATAACTTGTTTAAAATCTATTCCTACATCAAAATTAGATTTTTCTAATACAGGTATAAGTACTTCTAAAGGAGCATTTCCAGCTCCAGCACCAAATCCTCTAATACAAGCATCTATATATTTAGCCCCATTTTGAGCAGCTACTAATGAATTTGATACAGCACATCCTAAATTATTATGAGCATGGAAACCAATATCAATATTAAGGTTTTCGGTTAATGCCTTAATTCTTTCTTCTACATTTAAAGGTAAATATGTACCTGTTGAATCCATTATAATAACAGCTTCGGCACCATATTGTTCCATAGTTTTAGCATTTTCAACTAATGTTTTAGTATCAGTTAATGCCGTCATCATTAATACCCCTAAGGCAGTAACATCTTTATTTTGTAAATATTCTAAATGAGATTTACTAAGAGTTGCTTCAGTACAATGAGTAGCTATCCTTACTACATCAACACCCATATCAATTGCTGGTTGGATGTCCTTATTTACTGTTGCAATACCTGGTATTACATGGACACCTAATTTAGTATTAGTTAAATATTTTTTAGCGGTTTCTATTATTTCTTTATCTGTATGAGTAGCCTTACCTATTAATAATGAAGAAGCACCTAAACCGTTCCCATGGCCTACTTCAACAATGGGTATATTTGTTTTATTTGCAAATTTACAATATTTTTTAATACTATTTAAACTTATAGTATGTTTTACACTGTGGTTCCCATCTCTAAGAGAAGAATCTGTTATAATAATATTATTCATCTTTTAAATATTTTGTTATTTCAATTGCAGCACAGTTTATTATATCTAAATTGCCAGCATACTCAGGTAAGTAATCACCTGATCCTTTTACTTTAATACTTAAAACTAAAATATCATCATTAATTACAGGAGGCATTACTAATTCATAGTATGGAATATATGTTTGTAATTTTTTTATAGTTTTATAAATATCTTCAACCAAAGAAGAGAAATTGATATTATTTGCTTTTACAAACATAGTTGTCTGCATATCAACTTGTGGTTCAGCTGGGTTAAGATTTAATATTACTTTACATTCCTTACAATTTGTAAACTCTTTAATTGCTTTTTCTGTGGTATTAATATAATTATCAATATTAATTCTTGTTGCCATTCCAGCACTATCGGAAGCAATTTGGGATACTACTTCAATATAATCTATATTAGAACAATGTTTAGATATTACATTTAATAGTGGGGTTGATGCTTGTCCACCACAAGTAATCATATTAACATTTCCTTTATTTTGTATTATTCTAGGATTAATATTAGGAACACATAAATCTCCTACTTTAGCTGGAGTTAGATCTATTACTTTAATTTCTTGTTTAGCAAATATTTTAGCATGTTTTCTTGCATCATCAGCACTAGTACAATCATAAACTACATCACAACATTTAGGATTATCAATAAAATACTGAATGCCCTTGTCTGTTACATTTATATTTAATTCTTGAGCTAATTTAATACCATTAGACTCCATTCTCCTACCAGCAAATATTATAGGAATAATAAAATCTGTTTTTATCAATTTTAATAATAAATCAGTACCTATATTACCTGTCCCAATTATTCCTGCTTTTATCATCTTTGTATTTGATTTGATTTTTTACTTATTTTTACCTGCATTTCCTTTTCTAATATATTCATAGAAACAAGAGGTGACATTTCTTCTATAGGAGGTGCTAAAATACTCCCATCTGTTTTAGGTACACCTTTTACTTTAGGTAAAAAACCTTGATGAGGATCCATAAATACTTCTAACACAGAAGGACCACTATGATTTAAAAAACTACTAAGGGAACTGTCAACATCATTCCATTCTTCTAATTTATAGTACTCATAACCTAAAGCAGGAAACAATTTACTAAAATTAGGTAAACCAATACCTGTATTTTTATCTACACTAACGTATTTACCATTAAATAACATTTTTTGAGTGTGTTTAATCATTAAATACCCATCATTGTTAAATATAATAACTTTAACATTCAACCCATTTTCTATAACAGTATGCAATTCTTGAAGATTCATCATAATTCCTCCATCACAGTTAAGGCATAATACATCTTTATTAGGACAAGCTGTTGCAGCACCTACTGCTCCTGCTATACCATATCCCATTTCTCCTAACCCTAATGAAGTAAACATTTTTTGATTAGGTTTTAGTTTTATAGCTTGGTGACCACTTAATAAAGCAGTACCCATGTCTGTAACTACAATATGGTCATCTTTTAAATGATTAGATAATTTATCTATAAATTGGTATGAATTAATGTAGTTATCTTTATGTTCATGCTCTTTACTAATTAAAGGATAATTTATTTTTTTATTTTGACAATATTTTAACCATTCGTTTTCTATAGGTTTAATATCGTTAATTTTGTCTAATAATTGGTCTAAAACAACACTAACATTTTCTTTTATATGTAAGTCAATATATTTTTTGGGTGCTTGTAATTCATCAACATCTACGCATATAATTTTACCCTCACGTACAAATTCATCCCAATCATATCCAGTTTGTGGTAAAGCTAACCTACTACCTAATACTATTAATAAATCACAATTTTGAACTATATAATTAGCTCCTCTTTGTCCATATAACCCAAATCTACCAAAAAAGTTTGGATTATTACTTTCTATTAAATCAATTCCTGACCAAGTTAAAGTTGTAGGGATATTTGTTTTATTAATAAATTTATTAAATTTATCTTTAGAATTTGATAATCTAACACCATTTCCCCCTAAAATTAAAGGGCATTTAGATTCGTTTAAGGCATTAATTAAAAATTTAGAATAATCAATTTGATTATTATTTAAAGATTGTGGTTTACTCCATAATTGTTTTTTTACTAATTTAGATTGAATATCAAAAGGTATATCTAACCAAGTTGGACCTTTTCTATCTTCCATAGTAATATTAAAACATTTTTCTAACTCTAATTGAATATGATTTTCATCCATTAAACAATAAGAATATTTAGTAACATCCTTAACCATTTTTGATACATTAAACCCTTGAGTACCATACATTCTTAAAGATTTATGTTCCTTAATATGAAATGAAGATTCATTACCTGAAATTATAAACCCAGGAATTGAATCCGCCCAATTACTGACCACGCCTGTTATAGCATTTGATGCTCCAGCCCCTGCAGTTACTATAGAAGCTGATAATTTGCCTGAAGCTCTATAATGAGCTCCCATTGCCATAATTGCTGCTTGTTCATGGTGTGTGTTGATGATCTTAGTGTATCCTAATTTATTTATTGAATCAAATATGTGGGAATTTGCAGAACCTATAATACCAAAAACAGTTTTAATTTCTTTTTCCTTTAAAAACTCAGCTACTATATCACTTACTTTTACCATATAAAATTTTCTTTTAATGAATTTACAATCTTAGGTAATTCATCAGCAAATACTATTTTAGGACACCACCCTAATTTTCTTAACTTATCATCATTTAAAGCATATCTTACATCTTGACCCTGTCTTGAATAAGATAAATCTAAGTATGTACTTATTTCTTCTGGTGTTAAATCTGTATTGTGGTACGATTTAATAATTTGTTTAACTGTATCTAAATTATTTTGTTCAAAACCACCACAAATGTTATATATTTCATTTTTAACATTACTATCAATAATAGTTAATACTGATTCTGCTGTATCGTTAGCATGTAACCAATTTCTAATTGGTTTTCCACCATTATGTAAGGGGATAGGTTTATTTAAACCTAAATATTTTATAGATTTTGGGATTAATTTTTCTACATATTGACCTATACCATAGTTGTTTGTAGGTCTTAATATAACATAAGGAATTGAATATGTTCTCCCCCAAGCTATAATTAATTGATCAGCTGCTGCTTTAGTTGCAGAATAAGGGTTTGATGGTTTCAATATATCAGTTTCAATATGTTCTCCTTCTGTTATATCTCCATAAACTTCATCTGTAGAAAAATGTAATAGAGTTGGTAGTTGGGAACTTTCAGCTCTATAATTTTTTATTAATTCTAATATATTATGTACCCCATTTATGTTTGAAGCTAAAAAATCATTACTTTTAACAATTGAATTACCAACATGGGTTTCTGCTGCTGTATTAATAACATAATCACATTCATATAAAAACTCAATATCATTAATATCCTTATCTTCAAATATAAAATTATCATAACAATAAAACTCATCTAATAAATGTTTATTTGCAGCATAAGTACACTTATCAATTCCTCGTACATACCATCCCCGTTTTAAACAAGAACGAGTAACGTGGCTTCCAATAAACCCTAAACAACCTGTTATATAAACTATTCTTTTCATGTTAATTATCTATATTTATCCAACTTGGTGGGTAATAATTACCATTAATCCAAGAAGATTGATGGTCTTGTTTTAACCAATTAGTGGGACATATTATTTTTTTATTTTTACTTTTACTCAAATAAGCACCCCACCATGAATAAGAGCTATTACAAGTAATATGATGATCACATAAACTCATTAAAGCTAAATCTTCTTTTTCTGAATCAGTACATACTTTATCTCCTCCTTCAGGTGCGACAAAATATATATTATCTCCTTCAAGTAGGTTTTTAGCAAATTTTATATCATTAGAAAAAACTACAAAATTATAATCTTCTGTGGGCATAAATTGATCTACTATTGCTTTTGTATAATATTCATGATCCAATATACAAAAAGAAAAGTTAGATAACAAATAATCCCCTCTTCTCATATGAATACTAACAGTAGGTTTATTATTTCCAAAATATTTTTTAATATCTTTCATTCTTTTAATTGATTGATCCCGAAGGTTAGGGAGAAAATTCCATTTTTCTACTTCTTGTCCTATAGAATCATACCAATAAGAATATAAATCAAATCTACCTATTAAATTATAGTTAACTCCAGATTTTAAATTAAATAAAGTTTTATCATATCTAGTAGTATGAAAATTAATAGATTTATCTTCAAAATTATTAAAAAATTCTAAAGGTTTTATTTCATATTCCTCTTCCAAATCTAATAAATCAAATATTCTAATTTTAGTTTGGAAGGGTTCTTGAGTTGGGGGGTATTTAGTTAAAATTCCTTTAATATTTTCTTTTGAAAAAACTATTTTTAAATTATTAGCTCTTGCTACTGCTAGGAGACCTGAAAAAATTTGGAGTTGGGAACATAGTCCTCCAGATGCCCCCATATTATTTAAAGTTATATAATTAGTCATTTTTATATATTTTTACCCAATGTTCAATCATCTCATCCATCATACTTTCAAAAGTATATTCAGTTTTCCATCCTAATTTTCTAATTAAAGTTGAATCTCCTTTTAGATATTTTAACTCTTCAGGACGTAAAAATTTTTGATTTTGAACCACAAATTTTTTATAATCTAAATCTAATTGAGAAAAAACATATTCACACATATCTCTTACTGAACGAGTTTCTCCTGTTGCTACAACCCAATCTCCAGGATGTGGTTGTTGTAAAATTAAATGCATAGCACGAACATAATCTTTTGAATGTCCCCAATCTCTATAAGCATCTAAATTACCTAGTTCTAATTCATTTTGGAGTCCTAATTTAATTCTAACAGCAGCCTTAACTACTTTATTAGTAACAAAATTTGATCCTCTACGGGGTGATTCATGGTTAAATAAAATTCCGTTTGAGGTATGTAATTTATAAGCGTTACGATAATTTCTTACAATATTATAACCAAATACTTTAGCACATCCATAAGGAGATACAGGAGTCATTCTAGTTGATTCTCTTTGAAAACCATCTTCATCAACTGAACTCCCAAACATTTCTGATGAAGATGCTTGGTAAAATTTAGCATTGGGGCAATTATTACGAACTGCTTCTAATATATTTAATACACCAAGTGAATTTGTTTGGACTGTAAATTGTGGAATTTCATAACTGATTCTTACATGAGATTGGGCAGCCATGTTGTATACTTCATCAGGTTGTATATTACGTAGCAGTCGTTCAATTCCTGAAGTATCATTTAAATCACCGTAACTTACGTGTACACTTGGATTATTTCGTATAGGATCTAATCTTGATTGTTGATGTTCTGGAGTCGAGTTTCGTCTAACAATCCCATAAACTTCATAATCTAAACTTAATAGGTATTCTGCTAAATAAGAACCATCTTGCCCCCCAATTCCTGTTATAAATGCTTTTTTCATAAATTATTTTTAAATATATCCATTTGTGTTAAATCAGGCCAATCTGTTATAACCCACGGTTTTGGTTTTGTTTTAATAGCATCATCTAATTTTTTTAGACCCTTTGTTGCTGTTTCAGGAGTCATATAATAATGATAACCTAATGTGTTTATGTTTTGGTCTCTCCAGGGTACATTAGGAATTCTACCATCATAAGTCATTTTTTTTAATTGTTCTGCTGCTTCTTTATTATCCGTTAATATAATACCCCCCCTACCAAGAGACAAATGTTTTTGAAATTGAAATGATATATTCATAAAAGTACCAGGGATATAACTATTTTCTTTCCATAATACAGCGGCATCAATTACTGTATCAGTTAAATAATAATAATCAACCCAATTTTCATCTTTCCAATTTAAATCTATTCCTAATTTATTAGCTAAAAAAGGTATAGATAAATAGGTTCTTTTAGGTACTACTATACAATCAACTCCTTCATATATTAAACAGAGTTCAACTCCATGTGTACAACAATCAATAGCTACAGCGTAGGGAGCACCAAAAAATTCTGCTACTTTATTTTCGAATCTAGTTACTGTTTCAAAGCTCATTATTATATAAATTTTGGTGGAAAGAATAATATTTTTTCTTGTAACTCACTATCTAAATGACTAACATCTGGAAATTTATTGTAATAAAATTTTCCTAATTTATCTTGAGGTACCCCCTTATCCTTATTAGAGACTTTTTCTAATATCTTTTCTAAATAAGATATACCTAAAGAATATATTTTATGATTTAAAGTAAAAGCATTATCATCCATTATACTAATATTAAAAACTTTTAAAATATTCCCTTGATCTATTTCTGGAGTGATATAATGCCAAGTGCCCCCAACAAATGATTCTTTATTTATTAATGAATGTATTGTTGATAAACTACCTTTATAAAAAGGTAATATACCAGGATGAAAATTTATAAATTGAGGATTTAATGAGAGAATTGATTTTGGAATAATAAAGGGATTTGAAAGGGAAATTACACAATCGGGTTTGTGAAATTCTATATAATGTTTAAGGGTAGAAGAAAAAGTTAATTTATCAACTATAAAATAATCTATTTTATAATATTTTAGGAATTCTATACAACTTAAATTAAATTCTCCTTTAACTGTTATTACCTTTAAGTTATCAGGAATAACTTTTAAAGAATATAATTCTCTAATTAATTGAATTAATTGAGAACCCTGGCCTATAACAATAAATTTTGTCATTATTAAATAAATGTTTTATCTAAAGCCTGACCTTCATACGGTCCTGTTTTATATTCATAAACTAAAGTACCATTTTCAAGAATTTCATAATTATGTCCTCCTTCTAATGTAAAAGAAGCATCACCTTGTTCTAATATAGGTTCTACTAATATAGTATCATCTAAATCATAAAAAATACATTTAACTTTACCTTGAATTACTATCCAACTTTCCTGAGCAATAACATTTCTCCTTCTATTTTTAAATATATGTTTATGGGGTTTAAAAGTTTTACCCTTTTCCATATTAAGATGGGAACATTGTATAAAATGTTTTTCAGGTATAATATCTTTTCTACCTGGCTTTAAGTCTTCTTTTCTTACTACTATATGTAATAATTTTTTAGGATCTATTTTGGAATAATATTTGATCATTTATTAAAAAATTTTTTTATTTTATCACAAACATAATCAACATCTTCTAAATTCATACCATGGTGGGCACCTAATAGAAAACCATTTTTCATCACTAGATCAGCATTTTTAAAATCTTGTAAATATTTTCTATAAATTGGATGCCTAGTGACATTGCCCGCAAATGTAACTCTTGTTTGAATGTGGTTATCTTCTAAAAAATTTAATAATTCCAATCTACGTTCAGTTTGAAGTGGTATTGCCAACCAGTTAGGTTTAATACTATCATCAGGAAGTATTAATTCTTTGACGTCTTTAAGATTTTTTAAATAACGCTCAATATTATCTCTACGTTTTTGTTTAAATGTTTGAAAGCGTTCTAGTTGCACTAGACCAAATGCCGCACTCATTTCACTACATTTCATATTATAACCTAATACACCATATAAAAATTTGTAATCATATGGTAAACCATCAACATTATGTGCAAACCTTTCATCCATATTTTCACTATTATTTCCTATACGTCCCCAATCTCTATATTGTAATGCTTTTTTAACATGTTTTTTATCATTAAACATTACCATTCCTCCCATTCCACCAGCAGTAATAACATGGGAAGCATAAAAACTTGTTGTTGAAACATCTGATTCCTTTGTATAAGTTACAGTGTCTGCTGAATCTTCAATAACAAAAATATCTTCTCTATTAATTTCTATTAAATATCTTTTTAATTTATCCCAATCTGGTTTATTTCCAATTAAATTAGGAATCATAATTGCTCTAGTATCGGGCGTTATTGCATCTAATATATCATTAATATCAGGAACATAAGATGTTAAATTAGAATCTATAAAAATAGGTTCATATCCTAACTGTATAATAGGAGCTAATGTTGTTGAAAAAGTTAAAGAAGGTGTAATTATTTTACTTCCTTTGGGTAAATCTAAAGCTGCTATCGCTAATAAACAAGCAGAAGAACCTGAATTTACAAATACCCCATATTTTTTACCAAATTCTTTTGCAATTTTTTCTTCAAACTCTATAGAACGAGGTCCAAATCCAGCTAACCATCCATCTCTAAGACACTGTTCAACGGCTTTTATTTCTTCTTCCCCATAAGCTTCTAGTTTATTGGGGGCGTACCAAATTTTTTTCATAATTATAAGTTATTTTGTGAAATCGTATCGTAGTATTTATTTTGTTGTTCTTGTCTTTTTATATCTTTAGGGTGGTATAAAGCTAACCCTTCCTCTTGGGGAAGAGCAGAAAAAGTTTTAAACCCTTCTAATACTTCATGAACCTTATTCTTCCATTTAATTTCAGGTTTATTTTTCCACACTCTCCATTGATAGTCAGGCCAATTGACCCAACCCTTTTCATTTACATTCCATCTCCATTTACTAATATGTTCATCAGTTAACCCTTTTACTGTATTAACTCTAGGAACTAAATATACTTCATTATCAGGGTTACATTCTAATATAACTGGGAGATTAATAAGTAAAGATTCGTTAGGTATTTCATCTGCATCTATTTGGAATATATAGTCTCCGTTACAGTATTCTGTAAGTTTATTTTTCCAGTCAGCAAAATGATTATTAAAATCTAATCCTCTCCAGAACTGAATGTTAGGGTATTTGCTTTGTTTAGTAAGCCAACTAGCTATTTCTTCATTTCCATTTTTTTGGTCATAAAGTATTATTACTTCATCTTGTTGTCTTTTATTTTTTCTGAGGAAGTTAACTAACTTTTGGATTTCTATAAATTCATTACAAACAGTAATGGCATAACTTATTTTCATAATTTAACTAGGTAATACCCCAATATAAGAAAGAGCTTCCATAAAATCACGTTCTTCAAAATGTTGTATGGTAGACATATCAGGTTTAAATTTTTTATCTTTATATTTTTCTTTTTCTTCATCCTCAATAGGAACAGCTTTAACCCCAGCCCATCTCCAATTATTTTTTGATGTACCATCAGCAAATACCATTCCTTTATCTTCTAAATTAATTATAGTAGGCATCCAAATTTTACCAGAATCTTCTTCTTCGTCCATTAATTCTTTATGTAATTCAGGTAATAACCCCATTTGTTCTGTAAGAAATTCACTTCCACTAACCATAATAGAGTTTGATTGAAATCCACAACCATAACACAATTCAATAATAACATCTTTAGTTACTTCTTGACTATAGCAAGCATCAGACCCGCATCTAGAACATTCTTTTAATGTATCAAAATTCATATTATTTTACTTTTTTTAATTTAGGGAGACTAATTTTAGGCATATTAAGTTCTACTTGTTTTGGAAAATATGGAAGGTTAGAAGTAAGTAAATTACTAATTAACTTTTTCATTTTATTAAAACTAAACTTATTTTTAGCATGTTGACTTTGTTTGGAAGTTTTTTTAAGTACTTTTCTATAGTTTTTAAAAATTTCTTTAAATGAAGAACCAATATGGGGTTCATCAGGTTTAAACCAACTAGATTCTGCTATTAACCATTGATTAACGGCACTAGGGTGTATTTTTTCTAACTTCCCAGGAAGTAAAAAATTATACTTGGGATGTAAAAAATCAATATGTCCTGACCAGCCAGAAACCATAATGGGTTTTCCTGTTAAACTAAATTCCAATAAAGGTCTACCAAATCCTTCACCTTTAGTTAAACTCACCATTGATTTTACTTTAGGGTGATTATATAATTCATTCATCTCACCATCAGTTAAATCTCCATTTAACAAATAAACATTAGCTTTATTACCTTTAACAGTTTTTCTAATTTTTAATATTCTATCTAATAAATCTTCTCTACTCATATAAGAAGAAACACCATTTGAAGCTTTTAATATTAATGCAGGTGGATTTAATTGATTTTTAAATGTTTCAAAAAAAGCTTTTATTAATAAGGATACATTTTTTCTATCATGTCCAAATTCTCCTTGCATCCAATGTCCTACAAATAAAAAGCAAAATGATTCTTTTATTTGGTCTAAATTAATATTTTTAATCTTTGATGAAGGAATTTTTTTATAGATATCTAAATTTGCTCCTTCAAATACAACATGAATTGGTTTTTCAATTTTTAATTTACCTTCTACTTGTTGTGTTTGTTTATTTTTTCTATCATATATGGTACTTTCAAATACTTTTTTAGCATGGTTAGAAGAAACCCAAGTTTCATCTATTCTATTAACTCCTTCAATCCATTCTGGTTTGCACATTGTAGATTCAATACCAGCGGTACATCCTATATTATATTTTCCTACGCGTTGAAATTCATTAGGGATTGATATTTGCATCCAAATTTCAGGTGGAGTTTTATTCCAATCTGGTTTGCAAGTATGGTTCATTAAAAACTTCCATTCAGGGTGATCGTTACAAAAACCCCAAGCAGTACTACCCCATCTTTGGGGTAATAATTCTACTTTATATTTTTCTAATTCAATAATAGCTTTTACTAAATCTCTACTACGTGCCCCATATCCTGAATAGGTATCAAAGGGACATGATATAACAAATCTTGGTTTACTCATTAATATAACAATTTATGGGTTAAAAATTTACCTTTATACTCGTTGGTATTTATTAGTTCATATTTTTCTCTAGGTTTCCAAGTACTGAATAATTCTGTAAATGCCTCCATTACTCTATATGCTTGATGTTCGTGAGTAAACCCAGCTTCATCAGATAATGCCCATTTTCTTCCTTTTATACCTAATTTTTTTCTTTTAATTCTTCCTAATTTATATACTTCTATTAACCTTTCAGTAGCATCTTCCCATCTACATCTGTCGTCATAGATATAAGGAGTTGCAGGTGAACCCTGTATTGATCTAGAAGTTGGATAACATGGGAAAGCCCACTTTCCGTGTTTTTTATAAGTACCTTTATGATTAGATGGAAAGTCAGAATCGAAATTAATCCAATCACCACTTTCATCTTCAAATCTCATTTGATCTTGCATCCCCCCAGTAACATTAGCTATAATAGGAGTTCCTGCTAATATAGCTTCAGTTAATGATAACCCCCAACCTTCATTAGAAGTTAATAACATTTGAACATCTGCTATATTATAATAATAATTTAATTGATTAATAGTAAGTTTTGAATGGGAAAATATTATATTATCTTTATAATCTTCTTCAAATAAATATTCTCTAACTTTTTCTAAATCTGTCCCATGGTTTGTAACTGCCTCAGTGTGTAATATCATATAACAATTTTTAGATTCCTCTTTAGGTAGAGTATCTAAAAATCCTCTAAAGGCTAACATAGTATCAGGGATTTGTTTTCTTCTAATATTCCTAGAATTGAAAAATGCTACAAATTTAGGGTTTTTGTTTTTAAATATATTTTTCTTAAACTCTAACATTTTAGTATATTCTTCATCACCTTCTTTTAAAGGTTTATAAACATTAGAATTTAACCCATGTGGAATATATTTAAATATTTTATTTTCCCCAGATTTTCCTAATACTATTTTATTAATATTAACAGTTTGTTTAGATATACCCATTAATAAATCACAAGATTCATAGTATGCTTTATTATACAAGGGTGCTGGATAATCATCCCATATATTTAAATAAGAAATTGGAATTTTTGTTCTGATTTCATTTTCAGCATTAAATAGCCAAGTGAAGTATCTAGGGTCTGTTATTAATAATATAGCATCAGGTTTTTCAATATTAATAATTTCTCTAACTAATTTTATATCACCATAACCATTAGCGGGATATAAAAATACATGGGAATCATCAATTTTTGATATTTTATTAGTATCTTGAGATAAATCTAATCTTTTTCCTGATTCTGGGTGTTTAATAGCACCTGCTATTTGACACCAATTAAAATGATGAGCAGTATGTACTACTATTTCTTTTGCAACGGTTGCAACTCCAGAATGTACTCTAATATCATCACAGATTAATAATATTTTCTTCCTTTTGTTTTTTGGAAGATATTTAAAACTCTTATTCATTAATTTTTAGGTTTAAAGTTCTAAGTCTGTTTGGTTTGTAATTTGTCTTCTAAAATTTTCATCTGTAAGGTACAGATAAATGGCTCTATCAGATAATTTTTGAAATGAAAATTTTCTTTTTACACACTCAATTTTAAAATTTTCAAACAAATTACTCCTGACTTTAACACTAGTAAGTGTCATTTCTTTTTTTGCGTTCATAATCTTTATTTTAATAACATTATTTAATATAAATATATACAGAGGTTAGTAAATTATACCTTCCCCACAATTTTCTTTATCCTCTTTATAAGGACAAAATGTACAATTCCATTTAGAAATAGACTTAGGATATTCTATATCTTTTATTTCCCCATTTGAATTAAAGCATTCACTTACAAAACTATTCATAGCTTTTTTTGCTCTTCCTAATTTAATTTTCCCACTTGGTGGAGTAAATATTTGAACCCTATGAGCCTGATAAGGTGACATAAGTTTTTCATCATTAATATCTAATACTTTTCTTTTAACAATAAAAAATTCAATTTCTATATTATCTAAAGGTATACCATATTGTTCTGAAAAGTATTGTTTATATAATAGTAGTTGGAATTGTTTATTTTCATCTTTTTTAGAATAATCATTCCACCCTTTAGTACTTGTTTTTATGTCTATTATCTTAAAAGTATTAGTATTTTCATTATACGTGACAACATCTAAATACCCCATGTATAATACGTTATTATACATTTTATTAGGTGCAATTACTATAGGTATTTCACAACCTACCAAATATGTTCCTTTTTTAGAAAAATATCTGCTACGTTTTTTCTTAAACCAATCTAATATATTAACCCCATCTTCAAAAAACTCTCTCATTTCAGAAGCATCTGAAAAATGCTCACTATTATTTTTTTTATATTGAGTTTGATATTCTTCTATAAATTTTTGATGAAATAATTCCTTAATATCTATTTCTCTATCCGCATATGCCCCACTTTTTTCATACATTACATCTAAATAATGTTGCATTACTTCGTGTATAGCAGTACCAAATACTGTATGTATAGAAGAAGTAAATCTTCTTATTTTATCTTTGTACTGTAATTTCCACCGATGAGGGCAACTACGAAATATAGACATTTGCGAATAAGAAATATTTTTCTGATAAGCAAAGTTAATTTCTTGAGGTGGATTTAAACGAATCTCCTTAACTATATTTGGGATTTTTTTAGCCAAATTATTTTTTCCATTTGTTACGGCCTACTAAAAGACCAATTATCCCATAATTAGCAATATCTATAAATGTATCTTCCATACCCTCACCTTTAACAAATGATCTACCATTAATTAATAAATTTTTTAAACGTGAAATTTTATCTGTAAGTCTAATACATAAACCTGTTAAAGAAAACTTTTTATCTTCCCCATTTGTTAAATCCCCACCTAAAGCAATATTATTTAAACCATAATCCATATGTTTACGAGCAAACATTTTATACATTTCTTTTTGGATTTGCCTAAATTCATCTGCTAATATTGGGTATTCTAATTCAAATACTTCTATAGCATCATCTTTACTATTTTTTGAAATTTTTTTATTTTTCATATTTTCAAAATAATTTCTAACTGAATCACCCATTTATTTGTTGTTCTAAAGAAAAATATTTATCTATTGTTGCTAATCTATCATCAGCATCAACTAACATAGCAAGTGCTTCTTCAGCATTTTTATAATAATCTCCAGTTGAATGGTCTCCAATTCCTACTGCTTTATCACCTAATAATTCAAGTGATAATAAAGCTTTTGCTTTATCTGCTTGTGCAGACGTACGTAACATTTCTATTAATTTATTCATTTTATTAAGGGTTTTATTTCTTTTTTATTTAATCCTCTTTCCATTAATATACGATTAATTTCTGGGGTATCCAATATATTTATATATTCTTTTGCTTCTTTACTGGAACATTCAAAATAATCTCTAATATGATCTACTAAGTCTTTATTTGGTTGTTTAATTTTAGATTTAATATATTTATTCCATTTATTATTTTTAGGTATAAATTCTTTGTAAATAGTATAAATTGATTTTTTTTCCTGTGGTGGATAATCTTGAACAAAATTGACTATCTCTAAATAATCAGGATTCATAGATAAAAATCTATGAACCATATAACTATTAAATACCTCCCAATCTTTATCGCTAAAGGATTTAGTTGGAGTTTTATACTGATTTATATGTTTTAACCAATCAAATATATTAGAGCAATTCATCCTTAAATTCTTCTCTTAAGTCTTTAGGTAATGTTGATTCTAATATTTTTTTAGTTTCTGGGTCGAAAAATACAGGAACAGGTAATAATGCATCTTCATCTGTACCTGTTACAAATCTAGAAATTTTTCTTAAAACTACTCCTTGAAGAAATATGCTACCTCCTTCAGAATTTTTAACCCCAGTAGTATTTTTTAAATCAATTTGAGGTTGTTGTACTTGTTGGTCCATAATTATTTATTTTTTATTAAATTTTGTATTAATGACATCGTATTAATTTCCTTATCAATACGAAAGTTTGATTTATATTGGTGTTCATTTATTAAAATAGCAGCAGTTCCTTCTTTACCTGGCATATATTCTGATGCTTTATCGTATAACATTCTGAATAATTCATCAAAATCATCTATATTTGCATCTGCTATAATTTGTCTAATTGTAGAATACCCTTGTTGTGAGTTTCGTGTACTTAAAATAGAAATAACTTGATCTATGTAATTTGATGATACTAATATTGATTTATCTAATTGTAATTTATTATCTTGAGTAGATAATTGTATAGTATTAATACATTTACGTAAATCTGGATAATATTGGTTAACTAAAGGTGCTAAATCTTTAACATTATGTTCAATTGATTCTTCATTTAATAACCAATTTAAATGTTTAGCAACATCTTTTTTAGTTGGGGGTACAATTTTAAGTACTTGGCACCTTGATTGTAAAGGATCAATAATCCTTTCTACAAAATTACAAGTCATAATAAATCTAGTAGTACGGGAAAAAGTTTCTATTACATTTCGAAGTGAAGCTTGAGCTTGAATTGTTAAAAAATCAGCTTCATCTAAAATAACTACTTTAAGAGGTTTAAAAGAAGCAACACTTGCAAAACTTGATACTTTATCTCTAATTGTTTCTATGCCTCTTTCATCACTAGCATTTATATAAAGATGATCACAATTTAAATTTTGAACACAAATTTTGGCTAACGTTGTTTTTCCTGTACCTGCGGGGCCATAAAATATTAAATTTTGGATATCATTTTGTTCTATATATTTAGAAATAGATTTTTTAATATTTTCATTACCAACATAATTCTCTAATTTAGAGGGTCGATATTTTTCTACTAATAAACTATTCTCCGTATTCGCCATATATTGAATATTTTTTTACTGGTTCTGGTGTTATTTCTGTTTCAGTTGAATCAATTGCATACAAACTGCTTTTTAATGGTTCTAACCTATAACTACCTTTAAATCCTGTTTTAACCATATAGGCTTCTAAACAATCAGTTAATGTTTTATGTATAGGACCATCGGGTTCATTTGCAATTAATCTCCATTTATCGCCAGGCGGTACTCGCCTAGCGATTAGGATATTTTGTTCTTCAATTTTTGTCTTAGCCATAAGATACGAAACTATTTTGACTCAGCCACAGATGCTTTTTTATAATCTGTAATTACTCTTTTAATAGATTGTGCTGCTTTTCTTGCAACAGCTTGACTCTTTTTAGTGCTACCACTATTG